TGCTAAATATCTTATCTGTGTCAAAGTTGTCTTTAGAAAATTTCTTTATCTCATTTATGTGTGCATCTTTTATCTCTAAAAGATTAATCTCCAAAAAAGGCATTAAATCCATTTTGTTTGATTCTTCTAAATCTGTATAAAACTTGTAGTATATCCCATTTGTAAGAATGCCGAACTTTGCGTTTGATGTTCCGAAGTATCTAAAAAGTTGGGAACTATGCTTGTCTAAGTTGTCTGTGCAGCTTTTGCATTCTATGAGGATTTGTGGCGTGCTATCGTTCATAATAGCATAGTCCACCTTTTCCCCTTTTTTAATCCCTACGTCTGCGATATACTCCGGGCAGAATTCCATAGGATTAAAAACATCATAACCAAGCAGGCTAAAAAAGGGCATTACTAGAGATGTCTTTGTAGCTTCTTCGGTCTGAATATTGTTTTTCATCTTCTCGATTCGCTTCGCAAAATCGCGTATCTTATTTGCAAATTCCATGTTTTTACCTCTCTTTCCTTTAGTGTGTGCATCTTATATCATCTTACCAATCATAAGATTGGAGATAAACGGTAATACTATCGTCTCAGTAAAAGACGATTTACTCTTTTCTTTCTTTTTTTTTCTTCTTAACTGCATCCATAGCTGACTCAAGAGCCGTTCTCAAAAGAAATAAATTATTATCATCTAAAGGCTCCCCTTCGTAGTAAAGGGGACCGTCTTTGTCATGCTCCAATTCATACATGATTCTGCGTATATCTCTTGAAATGTCTCTATTGTCGCGGGTGGCGATATCCTCTTCTTTTTCTGATGTCTCTTTTCCAGTCATTAAATAATCAAGGCTAATTCCAAAATAATCACATACAATCTGTGCAAGCTCTGGCCCGGCTAGGGAGTTCTTTTTTTTCCATGTGCTGATTGTTGATGAGTTCACTCCGGTGTCCTTGCAGAACCTGTATGCAGAAATTCCTTTTAACTTACATAGTTTTTCGAACACTTCGTGCATAGCTTTCCCCTTTACAAAAAAATATCTCGTTGTAACGAGAATAAACTATTGACTAACCCGGTTGAATATGCTACACTACATGCATAGCTTGGTTGACCGAGTGATAAATAGTTAAAGCTCGTTTTGGTTATATAACTCGTTTGACAACAAGATTATATCACTAAACCGAACTATACGCAAGTATTATTTCATGGGAAGGAGGGTGTATTTTGCCAAAAATGTATACGTGCACAGATGTAGCAGAGAGATACGGCGTCAAGACAATAACTGTATGGGACTGGATTCGCAAGAAAAAACTTTCTGCGATGAAAATCGGAAAAGAGTACCGGATCAAAGAAAGTGATATTGAAAAGTTTGAAAGTGAAAGATGCACTATAAAGGAAGGAGAGTAATCAATGGTCCAACCATATAAGCCATTATACACAGTAACAGAAGTGGCCGAGGTTTTAATGGTTAATTGCGACTTTGTATATCGTGAAATTAACGAAGGAAGATTGCCAGCCTTGAAAATGGGTCGGCAAAAAGTCAGAGGGAGCGATCTCGAAGCGTACATTGAAAAATATCCGGTCATGGGGAAAGAGACTCCTGTAGTGGATGAGCAAGGGAAAGCGGGGTGATTGAATTGAAACAGAGTTTCTTAATGAAACTCAGGAAAATCTGCACCATGATAGCCATTGTCAGTTTCATCTTTTTTGCGGGAAACGATAAATCCGTAACACAGATGATCATAGCAGCAAGCACAATGTCTGTTTTCGGTTTGGGCGCATGGATATCGCATCAGTTGCAGATTTATTACCGGTTAAAAGATCAAAAAAGAGTGCACCGCCGACCAAGCAATGTGCACTCAACAAAATAATCTACCTAAAAGATACCAGATAATTATTGGAATGTCAAATCGGAAAATGGAGGTTTAACGATGAAAAAAACCGAAAAAATGCAGTTGGAAATTGATGTTCTGCGAAACATAATCGACTGCGTTAGGCAGGAGATAGATATCTATCATGCAGACGGCCAGAAGCTATACGAAGCCCTCGGTCGGATTGATGGGATCACAGAAGATCTGGATAAAAAACTAGATTTTGCAATGCATACCGGGGAAGCGATGGATTACCGTAGGTCGGTTTAAAATTAGGAATTAGGAGGATAGAAAATGTACCAAATCAAACATTTTTCCAGCAGAACAGTTGGAAATACCCTTGAACAAAGTGTTAATAGATGGCTTGAAAGCAATGATATGAAAGTGATTGATATGCAATATAGAGCAACTACTTATGGAAACATGGAAAGCACAAATTATAGCGTAGTTATACTATATGAAAATAGATAAGTATGGAGTGTGAACATTGCCGAGAGCATGATTAGGAGGAAAATAATGAAAAATGACATCCAAAGGTGGATTGAGGAAGAGGAAGTATTAAATAGTCCAGATGTATCTGAAAAAGAAAAAATAGAGATTTATATGCAGAGGGAAAGAAGAGAGCGGAAAAATGACATATGTTCTTTTTTGGAGGTGCTTATACCAGTGCTTATTGTTGTGTTAGGGTTCCTATATGCGCTGGGTATGCTTTAGACTATAAAGCTGAAAATTAGCATTTAAGGAGGTAAGAACCATGACGAAATTTGAAAGCAAGTTTTTAAGGTGGCGAAAAGGAAGAACTTTATACGTTGGAACAGAGGAAACGAAGGATAGAATTTGGTAAATGGGATTAGGAAGGGCTAAAAATGATTGGAGAAAATTTCAAGCGTTTTAATCATGGCGGCGCAATCAAATCAATAAAGGAAAAAATCGCTAAGATAAGTGGTGAAATGGCAGAAATGCAGAACGTCAATAACGTTAAAGAAAATGGCTTTGATTACGACAGACATCATAAATTGGTAAGACAATTGGAATGGCAAGAGTACCTATTGTGGGGCGCTTTGAACAATTAAACTGAAAGTTGATTAGTGAGCAATTATCTTGAATCTTTGGCACAATTATAATATTATATTACCCATATACGGGCAATAAAAGGGTGAAATGATGATACCAGAAAGCAGATACATACAGCACGTGGATCATTGCGCTGATTTATATCAAAAGACCTACGGGACCAGATCAGTAGAGCAGATGATCGTGCGGCGCAACGAATATCGGGCAGCGGTTGAAAATCTGGCAAAGAGAAGCGAAAAAGAGGTAAAACAAGTGATACAAGATGTTTCGGTTGCATGGACGGAGAAACGTCAAAAAGCCAACGAAAAACATAAAAAAATAAACCGCTGATTATCGGGAAATAATTCAGCGGTTCACCGTACAAAATACACTATTACTGACACAAATAGTATATCAAATTGTACGGCTGTAGTCAATAGAAAACGCCCAATTTTCAAGGGATTCAGCCCCCTTTTTAAGCCCGATAAGAGTATTAACGATAGGGATGAGGTAGATATGCCGTACATCATAGAGGTAGTAAAAGCAGGAGAGACGATAGAGGTATCAAAATACTACAGCAGCAGATTCAACAAAAAAGGAATAAAGAGAGGCAAGAAAAAATCATTAACCAGAGAAGAACAGAAAAAAGTGAATAAAAGAGCAGCAGAGAAGCGGTTAAGGCTCTTGTTAAATGAGAACTACAGGGAAGGGGATACACACTTGGTTCTAGGCTACAAACTGACCGAGAAGCCATACAGCCGGGAGGCCATGAGGGCAGATGCGGACGATTTACTTCGAGAGCTGCGCAAGCTGTATAAATCGCTGGGATTGCAATTGAAATACATACATGTTATGGAGATTGGGAAAAAGGGGGCATTGCATCATCACATGGTGATTAACACCCCGGAAGGAATGAGCCAGCGAGCCATTACAAGAGCTTGGAAAGGGAGGGGCAGAACACATTTTACCCCCTTGGATGATACCGGTCAGTACGCGAAACTGGCATCCTATCTCATCAAGCACAGTGATGGAATGATTAAGCATCCAGACGCGCTACAGGGAAAGCGGTGGAATAGCTCAAAAAACCTCCGCAAGCCTACGATCATAAGAAAAGAGCCTATCAAAGACCGGGGATGGTATAACCGGACAATGACATTACCAAAAAAACTACAAGATGATTATTACCTGGACAAAGAAAGTGCCAGCGAAGGACTGCACGAAAAAACAGGATACCCATTCTTTTCTTACACCCTTATAAAGATGAACCAAACTTGGAAGGAAACGGAATTGGAGTGGAACCAGCTGTAAAGAGAGGAGGAACCGACAACGTATAAAGTAAAGATCGAAGTAAGAACAAGTTTAAACGGACCGGATCATGGACCCGGAAG